AACACCGTCAAACCTCAACTTATACGATGCGTCTTTCATATTTTCATCGTGTTGTCTTTTGAGTTCGGATGATACAGTCTTTTCTAGTCCTTTTAAGTTTTTCTTCATTTCGTCCGGCTCGACCTCCACTTCCTTTGTAATTGCTTTAAACAATTCATCGGAAGCCGCAGTTCCCTGTCGACCAGCTTTTTCAACAGCCTTTGCTACCTTCTGATCTGGCCGAGAGGTTGCTTCCTCCTCTTCGAATAAGAAGGACTCTTTGGTCACCTCTGTTTCTCTCGCGATGCGCTTAGAAATAAAATACTTTCGATAAATGCGGGCCGCATCATTTATTTTGCCGACTGTTTCTCCGCCGCGCATCACCCTAATAGCCAAAAGCTCCACAGCTTTTTCAAGTATTTCTTGGCGAGCCCTAAACTGAACGGCCGTTTGCGCTAGCGCGGGTTCCGGAACAGAAATTGAAGGTGGCGCCGGCGCTTTGCCGGGGAGTGGAGTCAGGTAGGGAGATCGTGCATCACGGGGGCGGGGCGCGGTGATGTCGTGGCCCTTCTGTGTCCACTCGTCTGCTTCAATTGGCCCTTGGCCACCAGTACCATAAATCTTAGGCTGGGCGTCTTTATTCAGGGCCACCAAAATTGATTTTGAACCTAAGCCGCTTGGCCATGCATCAGCCCCATACTTTTTAATAAACTCTTTCTTCTTCACTTTTGTAACAGAAGAGGGCTTAAGGTCCATCGCGTCAACGATCTGCTTTATCAGCTCAGGGTCTTCCAGATTTGTTTTTCTTTTTTCGAAAATCAGGCCATCTGCTTCCAAAGACTCATAAAGCATAAAATCTATTTCTTCGTTGAACAAGTCCATATACACTCATCTCCTTAGTATAATTAGT